ACTTGATGCAAGATCCGAAGCAAAGTCCGAAGCAGCAGATGATGCCCCATCGGATGCACGACTTGATGCAAGATCCGAAGCAAAGTCCGAAGCAGCAGATGATGCCCCATCGGATGCACGACTTGATGCGCGGCTTGACGCTGCGGGCGAGGCTTGACTTGACGCAGCGCTTGACCCACCAGCGAGCGGGTTTTCTGAGTTGGGCTCTGCTGGCCAAGGTGATTCATCTTCGTAGCCAGGGGCGGTCTCGTCTGTCGTGGGCAATGGGGGATCTGTGAATACTGCGCTGGGATATGACCATCCAGCATCGTACCAAGGCGTGATCGGGAGCACTACCGACACGCGAATGGGGCGCTCTTCGCCAACACTCTGCGGTTGCATCTCAATAGATGCAACCCATCCACGGTCACCATCCCAAACAACGACATCGCCCGGAACCAGGTCAACCATGCGCCAAGTGCAATCTACTATCACCGTGTCCAACTCGTAGCGATTGCGGTACAGCCAGTATGACGAGGTTGAGCGAATTGGATTTTTGTGGGCGTATCCCCAAAAACTCATTTGATCTGTGAGGATTCCGTACTTTGTAACAGATGTATCGTCGCGGGTTTCTACGTGTTGATCTATGCCGTAGGCATCCTGGTATCCTGATATGATTCTAGTTGTGACGGCGGTTTGCCCAACGCCATCAACCGACATGCCATCAAGGACACGATCTGAATCGCTGATGGTCTTGTTCAGCGTTGCGCCCGCAAGGTCATTATCCAACATAAGCAGGCGCATTGTGCCTTGAGACCAGTCCACGCTTGCAAAGGTTTGCTGGCATAGTTCTGATATCATCTTTGCCGCGCCGATGGAACCGTCAAGGAGCGCGAACGATACCCGCCAGTTGGCCCGTTCACTGTCAGCATTCGTGACGCTTGTTGAGTCAATCTCGCCCGCAGTCAGCCCGGCCCTTGTCGCGATATGGTCGCACACTTCCCCAAGCGTCTCAAGCAGGGCGCCACCGTTGACCGGGCCTTCCATGTCGCACACTATGGAGTCCGAACCATAGCGAATGTGTTGAGACCTCCGCTGCCATAGAACATCATCGCCGCCTGGTCCTGTGAGAGTTTGCCGGACGGCTCGCTGCGCCCATTGGATGGAACTTGGCAACATGCGAAATGATATGGTTGTGCAGTTGTGGCCGAGTATCGCGGCGTACTGGTTATCGTCTAGGTTTGCAGTATACGCGCCTTTGGGAATGGACGCCCAAGTTTCGCCTTCAGCAAGCGTCCTAACCCGTAGAATCGACTTGCTCGGATAATCGGAAACGATAAATACCGGATCGTCTGCGGCATATCTGACAGCAACCCCGATAGCATGGTCCACGGGCTGATACACCAAAGCAAAAGCAAACTCGCTCGCCTCTTGTCCAACGGGTGGCTTCCATGGGTAATACCCGCCGCTCCATTGCGCCTCGCGCTCACACCAAATCCCATTGGCCTGCCCGTTTGAAAATGGCGATGATAGGTAAGCTGTTACGGTTCCATTGTTCTCATATAGCCTAATCGTGCGGTATTGATACGGGCCAACATCCACTTCTGATGGTGAATACTTTTTGATTTTGAGTCTAATGGCAAACCCGGACCAGTAGCCGCTTGGCTCTGCGGTATCTAGTACCAATTCGTTATAGTCTGCAAAAGTCGCTACCCCTGAGTCTTCTACAAGCGACCTGTCGGTGATGGTAAACTTGTTTACGTATACCCCCGCGCCGAAATACCCCTCTACCTTTTCCCGTCCAACCCAGACATCTATCGGACTGATCGCGCTACTGGGCGGAAAGAGTGTCGCGTCCTCAACATAGAAGGTCGATCCATCGTATCTCAGCTTGGTTGTGGTCGCTGATGATGGCCCCCCGCCCTCTGCCCAGATTGCCGGGACTCCATACTTTCTGCCATACACAATCGGGAGCGCTTGGCCGTCGCTCGTCTCTGGGGCGGTGGTGAAGTCCCGCAAGGATAGGTTTGTGCCAAGCGGCTTAGATATCTTTGACTCATACCCAACCGCGCCAATAGCCACGACGCGCTGGGCCTCGTTCCAAGTGTAACGCCCTTCGGTCATTCCACGCCAAAGAATAACCCAATCGACGGCGGCTGCCCCAACCCACGTCAAGTACAGCGTGACCACTTTGCCACCAAGGCCAAATGACTTAGCATACCCCCGGATCGTCTCGTCTTCATCGCGCAGGCTAAATGTGAATCTGCGATTGTCGGTTATCTCTGCAATTGCCGAGCCCCATTCAAAGACGCGCCCATCAACCGTCTGTGTGCCTTCGGTTCTGTCAGCGTCGCCATAATACTTGTCGCCAACAGTGCCGCCCCATTCAACCTTGATGATATTGATTGCCTGGGAGCTTTGCAACTCCTTGTTGGTCAATCCGGTTGCTGTGATTGTCCTGTTACCAGCCAAGATTTAGCTCATCTCATTTGATAAATACATGGTCAATTCTAACTGGTACTGTGCGCCAACCGTCTTGGTAAACTCTAGTGACTCGTTCAGGATGCGGGCGGTATGCGTTTCTCGGATATGATCGGTAAATGTGAACTCGTTATATGAACCTTTTGCGTGCGTAGAGTACCAAGTTTCAAAGGCGGTCTTCTGTGCTGCGGTCATCACGAACGTAAGCGTCACGGTTCTATTCGTGATGGCCTTGTCATAAACGAACCACGCCCCGGAAGCGTTCTGAACTCTGGTCTGCGTGCGCTCCCGGTTCAGGGCATAGCCAGGGGTCGGCGCTGGCAGCGTGGCGGTGTTCCCTGAATAGTTGAATGTTACTGTGGCGTTTGGTTTGGTCATTATGATCTCGCCTTTGGATTGAATGAACCTTGCTGCGCCCTGCGTTCTAGCCCCTTGGCTATGTTTGTAATTAGGTTTTCTTCACTCACAACAGAGCCCGCCACATTCACCACGACGGAGGCTATTTCGTCGTCCTGGTTTCTTGAAGAGATGCCACTTTCGCCTGGGTCGTTCGGGTCGTCAGATAGCCGCATGAATGGAACCTTGCCATCGCCGCGCTTCTTCTTCGGCTTCACCTTCTGGGCCGTCGCACCCTTCAAGGCCGTTGCCGCTTTCTGGTATGTCTTTATCATTTCGCCAAGTTTTTTTGTCATGCTGCTAATCGTCTTCTTTGTTTCGCCCGCGCTTATGCCAACCTGCTTGAATGCAGCCGCCAGCATGTTCGCGGCATTCTTCGCAGCTGTTGTCTTTTCCCGCGTGACGTCTAGCTGACCTTGAATGATCTTGGCCCTGCGCTCCTGTTCGGTTGCCTCGGTTATCAAGCGCTTCTGTTCTGCCTTGGCTTTGGTAACGCCTTCAAACTCAAACCTCCCAAACCCAAACGCGCCCTTCTTCTTGATCTGCCTCTGGGCGCCCAATTCACCACGCTTCGCCAGTTCGGCTGGGTCTGTAACGATTTCTGCCGCTTCCTTGCGGAGTCGCTTCGCTTCGTCAGTGAATTCCTTTTGCTTGCCTAGTAAGCCATTCGCTTGCTCTTCCAGTTTGCTTAGTTCGTCTGATACCGATTCCTTTAGTTCCTTGCCAAGTTCTTTAATCCCCGTTTTAGTTCTGGCCACTGTCGCCTTGCGTAAGGCGTCTGCCGCCTTCTGCGCTTCCTTCGCGGCGTCAACGCCAACCTCTTTCCCGTCCTTGGCGACCCCCTTTATGCCCTTCTTCGCGGTGGCGAACATTTGCTCCATCTTGAATGCCAAAGTAGCTATGGTCCAACCAACCCGTTGCTTGAGTATGGTTTCCCGAGCCGAATCAAGTTCGTCGTCTAGGATGCCCCCTAAATCCTTGATGTCGCCGATGATGTCTTTCTTTGCTTGCTCGATGCCCTTGTTCTTTGGGTCTGTCGCGTCAAAGTGTTTTCGATGGGCAGCGGCGGCTAGGTCAGCAGATTCTGCGTCGCCAATGCCGCCCATTGTGGATGGCAAGCTACCGCGAATTTTGATAATCTCAAGTCTGATCTTGTACCCAAGGTCTGCCACGAACTTCCCTATCGTCAAGAATAACCATTTGCCAGCGCGGAACGCAATCTGGGCAAAGTTCCAAAGTATCTTAGGTAACGCGATCGTTACAAAGTGGAGGCCGATTTGAATTCGGTTAACGATAATGTCTACCCAACGCGCCGAAGCTGGCTTCTTCAGAAAGCCCCAAAACGCCTTCACCTTTGCGGTCAGCGAATCAACGATGCCCTGCGCCCACTTTTCATAGACGGCTTTGTTCTCACGAAGGAACTTTGTGATGGCGTGGAAGATTTTGCGGAGGTTGTCGATGGCCTGCTTGTACGGTTTGCTGAACGCGTCGCCCATGTTCTGGAAAACTGCAATCCACGCCGCCCGCAGTTGGCGAAGTTTGAATGCAAGCGTATCAGTCATTTTGGTGAACGCGGTTCCGAGTGCGCCAGTGGTGTCTTTGTACTCTCCCAACATATCCTTGAACTTGCCAAAGTTCTGTGCCAGTGCAAGGATAGCTCTGGCCGATCTAACATCGCCTGCAATCTCCTTGACGTCTGCCAGGCCCTTCCCCTGGAACTGTTTGATGATGTCAATAAGCGGGAGCATCTTCCCGGTAGTATCAGCAACGACAATCCCCATCTTCTTCATGGCCTTTGCGGCTTCTGAGGCTGGGGCAGACATGCTCAGGAATAAACGGTTCAGGCTAACCGCAGCCATGCGCGTATCAATACCGCCCAGGGTTATTGCGGCCATTGCTGCATTCAATTCCTTGAAGCTCACGCCAGCGGCCTTGGCGGTCGGTATGACAACCGGGAGGCTTTGCGCTAGTTCGGTGAATGTGGTGCGCCCCAAGCGAATCGTTGTAAAGAGTGTGTCTGATACGTCCGTCGCGTCTCTGGCTTCACGCTGATAGCCACGTAAGCCAGTTATTATAAGCCCCGCTGCAGTCTTTGCGTCCACAAGGCCCGCCGTGGCAGCCTTGACTGAGGCGCGTAACACCGTGGCGGATTCGGCTGCCTTGGTAAAGCCAGCGGAAACGATATCATACTTGGCTCCGGTCATCGCCTTTGTTGTTTGGCCAAACAGGATGGCTAGTTCTTGCGCTTCCGTCTTCAACTTCCCAAAAACTTCCGGCCCCCACTTTTGCAGAAGTGTTCCAATTTCAGTTAGGCCAGTTTCGAAGTCTGAAAACTCGTTCAAGCTCTTACTGATGCCGAGAGTTATCAGGGCTACGCCTGCCGTTGCTGCTACCACCATACCCTTGATTGCAGACTTCGCGCGCCTAGCAAAGCCAGACAAAGCCCGCTGGCCAGCCTTCAGGCCGGAGATAAAGCGCTTAGTGCCCGCAATCAGTTCAACGCGTACTTCTTTAGGCTTGGCCATGATGGTTCCTTGCGAGCAATGCGAGGCGTGTTCGTTCCCGAACTGCCGCTACTTCCTGAGCAACATCTTCTCCAAACTCGTCTGCCAGCGTTTTAGGCGTGTGCATGATGTGATCTAATCGCTTTGCCAACTCTTCCGCGCCGAACAATGCAGACGTGGTAAGCAACGCTGTTGAGATTTCTTGGACGATCATTTCTTTATAGACATCCATTGCTTCGCTAAGTCCAAGTTCCCAGACGCTATCAACGTGCCACCTCATCCCAACGGTAATCTGAATATGCAATCTGCGAATTGTGTTAATTATGGGGTCTGGCTTTCGGATGCCGGGGGAACTTGCTTCATGTCCCGCATCTTCTGCACCGAACCCCTCAGCCAGTTTCCCACTCGTTTCACTATGGCGGCAAACGATCCCGAGTCCCTCAACTTCTGAAACACAAACTCGGCATCTTCAATTGAAATTGAGTCCGCGCATTCTGAACTGCTGGCGAATATCGGGCTTCTGGACTTTGGCGAATAGGTTGTTTCACGCACGAATGCACCAACTAAATATGGCGCGGTCCGAATGAGCGGGCCAAGCATGTTACATGACTTGGAGATTGCGTCGGCCATTTCGTCTTCGTTTGTTTCGTCCACGTTGTAGAACGACGTCACGAGTTGAATGATGGCTCCTTCCTGCTGTTCTGTGAACTGCTCGAAGAGCCGACCCCAGCCTCCCAGGGTCGGTTCTCCGATATCACAACACTTGCCACAAGGCAGGTTCTCGTTTTGTACGGTAATCATTCTCTCTATTCCTCCATTTGGAGTTAGCTACGGGCTGCGACTGTCAAGTTTCCGATCAATCCGCCGTTCGGCTTAGCGAGGTCGGGCAGGGCTCTAAATGATTGAGTGTTGTTCCACTGTTCGCCAGTGGCCCAGGCACTTACTTGATCGCCTTCGGGAATCACAATCCACAATTCAAGCTGCAATGTGCTGGCCGTTCTGGTTTGCCATGGGCGCACACGAACTGCAAGAGCCGATGTCCTGCCAGATTCGCCTGCGGCTTGGCCAAACGGTTGATACACACTGCTATGCGTTTCCTGATCCATAAACAGAACGGCGCACGCTTCGCTTGAAAACTCGTCTGTGCGAATCTCAAACGTGACGGCATCACCAGCGCTGTACAGGTCATAGACGCCAACGAGGTCAGTTTCGATGGTTTCCTGTGCGCGGGCAAACGTGAAGCTGATTCCATTGCGCACGAAGATTTCAACTTCGCTTGCGCCGTCGGGGTCAAACACCAAAGATACGGGGCCAGCCTTCATTGTTTCAAGGGCAGACTTTGCGGCTGACGGGAAATTCGCCATGATAATGCTCCTGTTCTAAGTTATGCCCAAGCACCAATGCGCTTGACGCAGAAAAGTTCAAATCTGAGTACACGGGTAATCACTAAAAATGTATCTTCCTGCCAAGCGTCGCGGGGGTCTTGCTCAACCCCCATCAGCTTGAAGTTACTTGTCAGTACCGTAGATGTATCGGATAGCGTCGTGTTGATGGTCTCCGGGTTGTTTGACACGTATTCAACTATCGCATCCTCCATGTCGTCTAGGGTGTCTTGTGATGGGCTGAACAGATAAACCTCTACAAAGCCGCCCCACGTAGGAGCGCCGAAGTCGTTTGTCGTTTCTCTGGACCTGATGTTATATGCCGCGCATGGATAGACGGCGTTATCAGGTGGCCATAGCGGGTACACCCTGTCACTTATCAGGGTGGTTAGGGCCGTGACATCATCCTTTAGCCACTCGTATAAAAGCTGCCTAAGTTTTTTGATCTCGGTTGCCATGCTATCCCTTGGTCAAGTCAGACGACAAGCCATCTATGAACATCTCAAGCGCCAACGCGCGATACGGTATGATGATGGGTAACTTTGCTCTTGGGTTGCCTCTCGCCTTCGCGGGCCAAGTGTTGATGGGCTCGTCACCTTCACGCCAGGCCATTACCTTACCCTTCGCTATGTACCGCGTTCCAGCCAGTAGCCAGATTGCATAGTCCGTTGCGTTCTCAATTCCGCCAACAATGTTACCGCCCTGGGCTTGCACAAATCCCGTCATAGACTTCCTAAGGATGCCGCCACGGTGGCCACTTCTTGACGGCCCCTTGGCAGATTGCTTTTGTCCATACTTGGTTCCACTAACCGGGGAATGCTTGACGCTTTGGGCGTGCCAGTAAGCGACCGCCTTCCCCATGTTTTGCTTTGTTTTTACAGGCGCTTTGGTAATCATTCGGTCAAACAACCCCGACACCTCTGAGGTATCCACCATTGCGCCAAGGTGGCCAAAGGCTCTTGTTCTTGCATTAGCCATTATGCCGGAGTCTCCTTCAGATAAACCGTCTGGTACTCGCCAAACTGTGACGCAACCCAGGCCACGGTAAACGGAATGGATACAGTATTGCCGCCAGCCTTTGTCACGATTACCCTGTCTGGGCGCTCGCCGCGCTTGTCGGCTCTCATATCAACGTCGCTGGGTATCCGCAACTCTGCATCATGGTCAAAGTCTATTCCATCTTGTCCCTTGGTTAGTTTTCCACCACGCCCAGCGTTGACATACAGGCAAGGCTGATCGCTGGCAGTCGCAGTGCTAACCGCTCTAGTCCTCTCGCCCGTTGTACTTTTCGCAATCGTCGGGCGGTAAAGGTCGTATGTATCTGGATATTGCCGATTATCGTACATGCTATATCCCGTAGTTCCTATATGGGCCCAGAAGCTGTTTACAAGCCGGGTCAAGCCCTTCTTTGGCAAGCCATGTCTGAGACCATCCGGCCACGTCGTTCTCTGCCAGCGCATCCTTGCCAGCTTCGGTACGTTTCCACTCGGCGTATGCTCTGCCAATCTGTATACGGGCGGCCTGCACAACGTCAGTCGGGATGCTCGCGAATCCGGCGGAATAGATAACCCGAATGTTTGCCTGGCCCGCAGACCACGCGCTATCGTAATATTGGACACGCTTTCCGGTTCCATTGCGGAGCGTCACAAGCTGATAGTCCGAAGATGCCACAAGTGAAGCCGCTGCCCAAGTTCTGGTACCGTCCTCGTAAATACTGGTTATTGCTCTGGCGGGCTCGCGCAGGAAGATGTAAACCTTGCCGCAGCCATCAAGGTATTCCGTTACTGTTGTGTCTATCAGGTATCGCCTACAGTAGCTTTCCATCCCGGCCTCGTTGGAATACAACAGGGCCTCGATGGTTGTGTCTTCTGTTGACACCGTGACGCCGAGAAAGGTCTTAGCGTCTGCCAAGCTGAGTATTGTTAGCGCCATGATTACACCTATTCGTTTTAGTCAAATCCTGTGACAAGGGCTGTCTTGGCTCGGTCGTATTGGTCAATCCAGTACGGTACTCCTGAGTCTGTTGGGTCTTGTGGCATGGCTAATCCTTTCCGCACAATTTCAATACAGCGTGTGCATGACATTTGTTGCTAAACTCTTTGAGCGCCTTCTCGCGGCCCTTTGCGGCTATGGCCTTGCGCTTGTCTGGGTTTGCCAGATAAAACTTGGCCTTGCTTGATAACTCGTCTAGGCTTTCCCACGTTGCCCAGTGGACGCCATCAGTAAATATCTCTTCCATCCCGGCGACCTTATCGACTAGCATAAAGCCGCCAGCCCCCATGGTGTTTATGGTTCGCTCGTTGAGATACTGAAACCCATCCGGTCTAACGTGTGAACTCAAATTGATCTTGGACGCGGCATACACGCCCGGCAACTCTTCATACTTCCTGAATCCGCGCCAACTCTTTTTCATTTCCGGGACGCCAAACTCTCCGCCCCAATCAAAGCGGCGCTCGCCCCACGGGCCATAAATATTGATGGTTCCAAGACCCGCAACGGCCCGGAGTATCTCGGCGCGTGTGGCTATGACTTCCGGGTACTTATCCCTGGGATATACGTTAGTGCCTACAAATGAGATGTCACACTTCTCAGCGGGGTTAGCGCTCGCCTTGCCGTGAAGGTCGAAGCCTGGCGGGGGCCAGAACCTGATGGCCTTGACGCCGCGATCCGCGTACCATGGAATAGAGCCAGCGCAACAAGTCACGGCAAAGTCAAAGCCCGGGATGCACTCTGGGGGATTATTGTCTACCATGTGGGGATCGTCGAAGCTATGGAACACAGTAGCCATCTCGGGGCGTAGCTGCTTGAGGTGATCCATAAGCCCAACGGGGCAATCTTCTTTGCACATAACCCAGAACAGAATATCAGGCTCAAACTCCTTGACAATCTGCCCTATAACATCATGGACGTTTTCAAGCGGCTCTGAGTGCGTACCGGGGCGACGTGTGGGCAGATACCGAACCGCGCAACCTATCTTCAGGAAGCCGCGCCCGATGGTGATAATCGCCTGGTCCCATCGCCTACCGCCGAGAATTAAAACTCTGGTATTCATGTGACCTCCGATGGCTTTTGAGCCAACCATACCCTATGCCAATAGTTCAGCTTGCCCTGGCATGTCTGCGCGACTTCGCTATATCGCAAAAAGTTGAAGCCGGCCTTTCGTAACATCACAATAAGCGTCTCCGCCGAGGGCAAAAAGATATGCTCCGGGATATCAACGTGGCGCTTTGCTCGTTCAATGTCGCCAAGGTGAATCACTCCATACGGCTCCGGCGTTACGATTTGGACATAACCACCGGGGCGCAGCATTCGATAGAACTCGCGCAGGGCTACGTATGGCGCCGGGCTATGCTCAAGAACGTGTGACGCAAACACCAGGCTAAACATTCCAGACCATAAGCAAGCCAGCTTGTGCATATCGCCTATCACGCAAGTATGGCCAAGCGCTCGGCAAAGTTCGGCCTCTTCCTCAAATGGGGTCACGCCAAGAATGTTAGTTGACTTCTCGCAACGCTTGCGAAGCTCGTCAAGTTCCCATCCGGCAGCCGGGCCAATGCTGAGGATATAGCCGTCAATGTCGTCTGGCAGAAGCGCGATAACTTCACGCTTCGCCTTGGCACATTCGGGATCTGCCTCGACACGCTCCGGGATGCCTTCTGTGACATCGGGGCGCGTTTGCAGATACGGCTTGATATATCCAGACGCGTCAGCCATTCGGCCATTCCTCATGACAAAATATCAACTTGAAGTCTCCCTTATCTTTCTTGGCTTTTGCTAACATCATGACATCGGTTGCGGTCAACGGTTCGCCAAGTTCTGACGCGGTAAACGTACTCATTGATGTATTCGTCAACAATCTTGACTGGCTGCCCGTATAGGTCTATGTCAAGGTGATTAGACATTGCTGTCATCCAGTTCGGGTAGCGCGGTCTTTTGGAATGCAATCGTGCCGCCATCGGGCTTGCCAACAAAGCCAATCTCTTCAAGGTCTTTGCGCTCATGTAGGATCAAGTCAACGGCGGTCTCTACGCTGGCTGTCTTGGGTACAACTCCGCGCCTAGAGTAATCATGGAACGCCACAACGCCACCAACGCGCACACGCGGTTCCCAATAGATGAAGTCCGCCAACGCGCCAAGGATGCTGTGGTCGCCGTCGATCCATAGCATGTCAAGTTCATCTGGCACTATCCCACGGCCAGCCCATGGCGAGTAACCGCAGATAAGTTCTATCAGATGGTCTACCTCAAAGTCTTCCAGGTTCCCCGCAAGGTTCGCGTTGAAGTTCGGGTCCATGCAGTACAAGCGACCCTTGCGCTTCTCAACTTCTTTGGCCAAGACAATGGCGCTTCCCCCGCGCTTGGTTCCAATCTCAAGGATGGTCTTGGCGTCCGCAATCCCGCAACACTTCTGCAGAAGCAAGGCGTCTGCCTCAGTTATCAGGCTCCCAATCTTCGGATAGCACACATCCTTTACGTCAAAGTCACTCATCGCTTCCCTCCCAATCTCGGTCACTTGCGACCACCATGTAATTGCGCTTCGCCAGCCATTCAGGGCTTATCAGCGCGTCAAGGTTGACTATCAGGCGGCAATCGTAGCCCGCGAAAAATGGCTTCCAGGATTCGAGCGCCTTGTCTAATATCTCCGGGCGCCGCACCGCTGGCATTACAATGTCAAGCGTGTCACGCATCAAGAATATCCTCCAGGGTTGCCCGGGCTGCTGCGTTCCATTTGTCGGTAAGGGTTCGCATCTGTGCAAGCTGTTGTTTGGCCAAGCTACCGCCCACTATAGCCGCTGAGAGTGACGGCACGATATCGTCTATGTCGGTTGGGTTGATAACGCATAACTCTTTAGGCCCGCCGCGCAGAATCGGTATGCCATCCCAATAAACGCATGGCGTACCGGACGCGACAATCTCAGCCGCCGCGAAGCAATACGTCTCAGCGGTTGAAACCATAATCCCCGCGTGGCAACGGCTGGCGACTGCTCTTACATCCGCAACCGTGGGGCAGTCGTGGACATGCAGCCGAACGCCAAGCCGCTTCGCCATGGTCTCTAGGTTCGGACACTTGGCTATGTTTATTGATGTGACGTGCGCCTCTGCCTTGGCCATCGAGCAGGCCAGCATTGCGGTATAGATATTCTTGCGAACTCCGAACGGGCCGGGGATAAAGACGCCGCATTCTTTGTATTTGGCTTTCTTGGGCGCCTTGGGAATGGTCATTACATTGGGAAGCCACTTGATCCGGTCAGTGCCTAGCGCCTTGGCCCAAGCGTCCGCGTCCGGTTTCGAGGTTAGGCACATGAAGCGGTTGCCATGTTGAACTACATCGCCAAGCGCCATGAGTAGGTTGTCCATCTCGTGGCGGCTCGTATCCATCTGCGCAGTATGTGAACACCACCAATAAGCCAACTTGTTATTGACTCGCTCGGAGAAGTTCGCGCTATAGTGGCCGGGCAGAATGGTAAGCGAGTATTGCACCACGTCTGCGGCATTCGGAAGCCACTCAATTTCAGATGTCCCGCAAGTCTGGCCGAACTGCGCAACTCCCTCAGATACGCCGGGCGCGTCGGGCTTGATAAACACCACATCGCTTAGGTTGCGGTTATTGTCAAGGGCCTTGGCAAATCTACCCGAATGGTCCACACAAAACGCACTGGTAGCCTCTGGGGTCAAAGCAAGCGCCTTGACAAGCCCTGCATCCCACGCTTCTATCGGCGCGTTCCTGGGTACCACAACGCCCGCGCCGTCTGCTGCCATGTTGACAAGGTTCCCGGCGTCAGAGACCAGTAGCGGGATACCGTTGGCCCTGGCTTCTGCTGATGCGCGACTGAATGATTCGCAAGTCTGTGTTCCAATGAACAAACAAGCCGTCTCAGCGTAGACGGTTCGCATGTCGGAAACCCACTCGTTATTGACGGTAACATTTGCCAGCGATCCAGCCCTATCAATGACATCCGATTCCCCGGAATGCTTGTTGTCGCCAGCCAGCAACAGAAAGTCTATCTCGGGGTGTCGCTCGGCCAGTGACAAGAATATCATGCTACCCTTGCCAGCTTGGACACTTGGACACACAACATACCTAGCCTCGCGCTTGTCCACCTTCACGCTTGCGGCATCAATGGGCGGATAGACAACAGCGGCTGCCTTGCGCCCGAACACATCCTCAATGACGCTTGCGGTAAAGTCGCTATTGGCCAGCAGGGCCGCGCTTTTACTGAGTCGCGCAACGCCCCATGTGTCTTGGGCTTCTTTGGCTATCGGGCGCTTATGAAGAGCATCCCAGCCGCCGCTATCGGTCTTGATAATATTGTGCCAGAACTGGACCATCGTAATCAGTGGGATATTCAGCGCTTCGCATAGCGTGGCGATGTTGGCGGACGTGCGGACCTCTGTCACAATGATATCGGGGTTGATGGCGCAAATTGCGGAATTGACTTCCGCGTTTGCAGATACGCGCTTGTCCCTGAGGCTGGCGGTGTCAAGTTTGTGAAGCTCAAGCCAGTCCTCCGCAAGCGGTTTATCCCCGGCGTCCTTGGCGTACAGGGCGCTAACACGATACCCGCGCTTGGCTGCTCCTCTGAGGTACCCCAACATTGACATCTCGCCACCACCCCTGCCATGGCCTACTATTTCAGTCACAAGCAGGACGTGGGGCTTCCTGGGGGCCTTGGCATTTGCAACAGTGGGCGCCGCAATCGCACTAACGGGCTCGATGGTTCGCGGCTTGCTCGATGCGCTATCCTTTTGCCGCAACTCCCAGGGCAAGTCAAAGCCAGCATTACAAGCGATGTCCAACACGCGGCTGGCGGCCTTCTCTTGGGCGTCCTTGTTCTTGACGCTGATGCCCTGCCCATCAACCGTGACCTTGACAAGCGGCTTCTGTATCAAGACGATTCCACTGTGGCCACAAAGCTGCTCGATCTTGCACATCAGGGCCATATCATTCGCGGGGTAGAACTCGTCCGGGTATCCGCCCACGGCCTCATAAAGCCACTTGCGATACGCTCGCATGCCGTAACCCTGATGGCCACGCTCCATTGATGGCCCGGGTGTCTTATGCTTGGGGCGGTTGACGATGTTCTCCGGGTCAGTCAATGTGATATCGCAATAGACGACGTTGGTTGACTCATCCTCAAAGGCGGCGCGAACCTCTGCCAGCAAGGTCTGTTCCGCATAATCGTGGTCGTCTATTTCAAGTACAATCCCGTCTTCCGGCACGAGGCTATTCCCAATGCGCCGCGCTGAATCCACGCCCACGGACTCGCGCAACTCAACAAACTTTACGCGCTTGGGTTGGCCAAGGGCATACCCGGCATTGTCACCGTCAATTACAACGGTGATTAGTTCGTCGTCTGCCAATTGTGGGGTAAGCAGTCGGAGTTGTTTATCTAACTCGTTCTGTCGTCCACGGCTGGCTATGACTGGGTATATCCGAACCATCAGCTAGTTCCTAATCAATACTGTTTGTCCGCCCAACATATCGGGAATCATGTTGTTTACGGCTGGCTTCTCTACCCGCTCAATGATCGGGTCGTTGCGCTGATAACCAAGCAACTCAAGCTGCTTAACCATTGACTCGTCTATGTCAACAATAGTCCCGACTCCGTATGGGGTATGCCTCACGGTTTCACGCTTGACGAATCTTACAAAGGGCATCTCAACTCCTTGAGGGGAGCGCCACGAGGACGCCCCCCATGAAAACAGCTTAGTACGTGGTCACGAGGCCGATGCGGAAAGCATCAGTCAGCGGGGCCTGGCCGTCCCAGCGTTCCTGGAAGACAAGCTCCAGGCACCAACGCTCGGGGGCAACACCCTGAACCATACGCATCAAACGGTTTTGATAGACGATGTACTTTGAGAAGTCGCCAATCAAAAGTTTACCAACGGGCATGTTCCCGGCTTCTTTGAATACGGGCATCATGTTCATCAAGTATTGGGCGGACCTGATATCCTTGGCGAACGCCAAGCCAATCTTGAAGTGCAACTCGCTACCAGACACCAACGCGGGCTGATAACCAGCACGCCATCTCTGCGGCAACGTGGCCACAAAGTCAATCACGTTGGCTGTAGTGATTGAGGTTACGGCGGAACTTGTCAGACCCGTGGCGGCATTCAGCAAACCCAAGGGTCGGGTGGCGCCGTTACCAGTCAGCGGGTAGGTTTCGCGGTTGTGCAGGAATGATTCCGCAACCAGGTCAACGCAAAGCTGAACAACGTCAGTCTCGGCGTCGTCAAGCAGGTTGAGGTGGATCGGAACTCTCGCGTCTTGGGGATGGAGTGACCAACTGATTTCGCCAAACGTCGGCTCCGTGACGGCCACCTCGTCTGAGCTTGTTGCGGACTGTGACTTAGCATCTGTTCCGGTGTTGGCGGTGACATAAGTCAAGACTTCCCAACTCTTCACAGCGTCAGAAGATGTCGGGCGGACGGTCAACATGGGCCAGATAACGCTGGGTTCCACGTTGCGCTTGGTGACCATGGCGTCAAAGGCGTCAGGCACAGCAACGCCACCGGCGGACCCCACGGTTTCGGTCAAGGTCTGCTCTACAACGCCTTCTTTGGCGAAGTCGTCCCTAATCTTATAGGGCCGCTTGTTCTGGGCCAAGAACGAACATCTGAGGTACTCATTCAGTTCCGGGTGCGTCAGTTCGCGCTTGCCAGTGTCGGCGGACCCGGCGAGTGATGCGGCTGCGGCTTCCTGCGTGTCAAGCGCCTCGCGGGCGTTGGCGACGATGGTCGCGGCGTGTGCATCAAGACGGGTCATAAGTTCGGCTGATGCAAACTGCGCCAAGAACTCTGCGGTCTTGGGGTTTGCGATCAACGCGGCGGTATTCGCCTCGGCTTCCTTCTCCAAGGCCAATTCTTCTTTGGTCTTTTCCATGATTACCTGCTCTTTCTTCGTCTGAGGTTTGCTTCGATTTGTGAATCAACTCGCGCTTGTGCTAGACGCTTTGCGAGTGCGTCAAACTCGGCGATCCGGTCCGGGTTTTGTATGGCCCAGTCCTGATACACCTTTTCAGCCGTGGCCTTTAGCTCTGCCTCCGTAGGAACTACCGGGGGCGCAGCAAGTTCACCGTCTGGCTTCGCGGGCTCGGTATCTTCCGGGTCGGGCGTTTGGCCGTCGGGTTCAATCACTGCTTGCGCTTCGGGCTCTGGTTCTGCATCAATCTTATCTGACAGCGCCTTGACAGTATCCGTAAGAGCTGATATGGAGTCCTTGAGGCTATCAATTGCGGCGGCCTGTGTGTCTGGGGCTGGTTCTTCTGGCGTGTCCACTTGAACCGTTGCGCTTTTGGCAACAGTTGCGGGCGTCTCCGGGTCAAGCGCAATACCGTCAAGCGAATAGACCATCTCCTTTGTGCCGCCCTGCTTGACGTCGGCAAAGGTCTGAGTATTCCACTTGATATCTTCGGGGGCATCAAACCGCTTGGGGTCGCCATTGCCTATCGCGTCAGACTGAATCACAGCCCCGGCATGTGCGCCAATGGTGCAAACTGAGCATTCGAGAAGTTCAAGCGCCAACACCTTCAGGGCATAATCAGCGCCCTTGATAGCGACCTCTTCGGCCTCGCGGATGTAGAAGCCTATTGACACTGCCTTGAGGTATCCATCCCGAACACGGGCGCGAATGGGCGCCAGGTCGGGGTAATCGTCGCCACCTGGGATTCTGCCAAACAGTTTGACCTGGCTCTTTGTGACTTGCACCTTTTCCCAACGGCCAATGGGAACCGAACCGCTGTCGTGCGCATATGGCATGACGGGATTCTTGAGGAAGGCCGTGATGTCAATATCCGCTGGCGACTTCCAATCAAACACCAAGCCGCGCCTGTTTGGAGTCTTGCTCTTGTCCAAACCAATCGCCCAGAACGTAACATCGCCGTTTGCATCTTCCGTTGGCGGGGCGGCAAGCTCAAAGGTTGACTCAAGTTTTACAAGTTCGTTAGTTTCCATGTTACAATTCTCCGTTAGGTTCCTGCCTTTGTCGGTACGCCAACAGAATAGCAGTTGCAATTGCAGTTCTCTTCGGCCAGCATCCCGCCGCCTGGATATTGCATACTGTCTTGGCCAACGCGGTATGGGTCGCCATTGCGTCTGACCTGGCCATCAGCGGCGGCGTGTGTTGGGCGCGTGTTGACGTATGACGCGATCCATTGTTTGAACGGTACATCAAACTCGCTGCGGAACGCCTGGGCGCCCGCGTTGAATAGCTTTGTGGTCTCGGTTGTGGCAATGTTTCCAGCCCGGCCAGCGGTCAT